TCTTACCCTTGACTTGCTTTGTCCTGAGTGAATAAAAGAACTTTTTGCCTATGTATTTTTTATTGTTGTTTAGATTGGTGATAATATAGACAAATCCATAATTATCACCGATCAAATCTTCTGTGAATATTTCGTTATTATATTGCCATTCTAATGCCATGTTTCCTCATCGTCAAATTCATCTTCGGACTCTTCTATGTAGTCCTCAGATAATTCGTCGATGGGATCACCACAAAAGGGGCAATATTCGGGATATTCTTTTGATGATAACATATCTGAGTATGTTACGGAAAAAGTAGATTCACAATTTGAACATTCTCCATTGATTGACTTGTGTATTGACATTAATCTTCCTTAAATTTAATTGGCCCATACATCTCCCCAATTTCCAGATAGAGCACCTTTTGCATAATCTGTTGCTCTATTCTCAAAGAAATTGGTATGTGTAGGAGCATTAATCATTTCCTCGACCCAAGGTAGAGGATTCCTTTTTACTTTAAATATACCCTTTAGTCCCATAGAGATTAAACGGCGATCAGCGATATAACGAATATATTTCTTAACATCTTCCGCTGTTAAATTTTCCATCATATTGGCAGAAAATGCTAAGTCAATAAACTTATCCTCCAATTCAACCATTCGTTCAGCAATAGTGTAAATTTTTGACTTCAAATCATCATTCCATATTTCACGATTTTCTTCTATGTAGGTCTTAAATAATTTAATCATTGATTCGGCATGTTGTGTCTCATCAACAATAGACCATGTTACAATTTGACCCATTCCTTTCATTTTACCATGCCTAGGGAAATTAAGCAACATGATAAATGAACTGAATAGTTGCATACCTTCAGTGAAGGCAGAAAATACTGCAATGTGAGTTGCAGTGGATTCTGCACTTCCATTTTCGGATGAAATATCTTTGACATAATCATGTTTCTCTTTCATTTCCTCATATTCAAGGAATTCATTGTATGTTGTTTCTGGTAATCCGAGAGTTTCAATCAAATGTGAATAAGCAGCAATATGTAAGGCTTCTCTTGCAGCAAAACCAAGAAGCATCATTCTAACTTCAGGTTGAGTGAAATGTGGTAAATAGTTCTTTACATAACCACCAGCAACATCAATATCACCTTGAGTGAAGAATCTGAAGATTTGTGTCAGAAAATGTTTTTCCCCTGTTGTTAGTTTTTTCTTCCAGTCTTTAACATCTTCAAGCATTGGAACTTCTGTGTGTAACCAATGACTTTGTTCATGTTTTAACCAAGCATCGTATGCCCAAGGATAATTAAAAGGTTTAAAAAAAGTTCTCTCTTCAGTTAATTTTGTTTTATTCTTTGACATATTATCCTTCACATGCAATACAATCGTTACCTTGGGCAATTTGTGTCATATCAAGTTCTTTAATCACTTCGCGTTCAATTCTTTTAGAAACCTTATCAGCTTTACCAATCTTCTCAGAACGGCAGTAATATAAAGTTTTCACACCTTTCTTCCATGCCATAAAATGCATTGCATGAACATACTTAATATGTGCATCTGGTCTAAAGAAAAGATTTAATGATTGTGATTGGTCAATATATTGTTGTCTATCAGCCGCCAATTCAACAATCCACCTCTGGTCAATTTCCATTGAGGTTTTAAATACATCCTTTTCTTCTTGTGAAAGAATTGTAAGATGTTGTACGGAACCATCATTTGCAATAATTGAAGACCAAATATCGGGCAATTCTACTTCATTAACTTTTTCACGAAGCAGAGTATCAAGATGTCTATTCTTATTTAAGAATGCACCAGAAAGAGTATCTTGTCTATAGGCATTAGCTCTGTATGGTTCAATACTTGGTGAAGTGTTACCCATAATAATAGAAGATGAAGCATTAGGAGCAATAGCACAAGTGTGACTGAACCTACGACCCGTTCCTATTGCATCTGGTGCTTCACCACGTTCGGAACCAAGTTCCAGATTTGCACAATCTAAACCTTCTTTGATGTGCTTGAAGATTCTGTTATTTGCAACTTTGGCCATAACACCTTCGAAAGCAATTCTATTACGCTGCAAATAGGCATGGAAGCCAAGAGCACCAACACCAATTGAACGCTCTCGCTCTGCGCTATAACGGGCTCTAGAGATAGTATCAGGAGCATTATCAATGAAATACTGGAGCACATTATCAAGCATCTCAGCAACGTCACGGAGGAAATAAGAATCATTTTTCCAATCATCGTAATACTCCAAATTTAATGACGATAAACAACACACAGCAGTTCTCTGTTCATTGGTAGGTAGGATAATTTCAGAACAAAGATTGGATTGATTGATTTTTAATCCTTTTTCTTTTAAAAATTCAGGCAAAACCCTATTACTGGTATCTATAAAATGCAAATATGGTTCACCGGTATGCATTCTAAGTTCCATAATCATTTGCCAAAGATGTTTAGCAGATACAACTTCTCTAACTTCTTTTGTGTGTGGATCTTTTAATACCCAATCATCATTGGCATTTGCATCAACCATACAATTTTCAATAATTTGCATGAAGTCGTCAGTGATATTAACACCATGATGTAGATTCAAACATCTAACATTAGGATCACCCGTAGGTTTTCTCATCTCTAAAAATGAAATTATATCGGGGTGCGAAATATCGAGGTAAGCAGCATACGAACCCCTACGAGTTCGTCCCTGACGGTATGCAAGAGAGCTAGAATCATATATTTTAAGATGCGGCATAACGCCAGTAGACTTGTCATCAGCGGAGCGGATACCAAAGCCAATACCAACGCCACCACCCAACATACTAAGCCAATTTGTTTCTGATAAGTTTTCAACTAATCCCTCCGCTGTGTCTTCAATAAAATTGAGGAAACAAGAAATGGGTAGTCCTCTTTTACTGCGTCCAAATGAAAGAATAGGTGTGGAATAAGATAACCAATGATTACTAGCATAGTTATATAATCTTTGTGCATGTTCTATATTTGAACCGAATGTTTTTGATACAAATGCAAAACGATGTTGTGGAGAAGTTTCTTCATCTTTCATATATGATTCTTTTAATCTTTTGATTCCAAGCTCATCAAATAATGCGTCTTTCTCCAAATCTATTTTAATTCCAAGATATTCTTCCATATTTCTTACGCCTTATTATTATACTTTAAAAATTGTTTCAATGTCTGGTGGTGTCCATCCTTCAGGCTTCATAACTTTACCGTCTTCTCTCTTTTGAACTTTACCGTCTTGGCCAATTTTTTGGAGATTACTTCTGGCAACTTCATCCCAAACTTCCTGTTGCGGTATATTTAGAGTGTGTTCTAGTCCCTCAATAACCCATTTAAGGTCAGCACAAGCATCAGCGATTTCAACAATATCTTTATTGTCAAGACCTTCCATCAATTCTTCAAATTCTTCTTTAATCAACTTCCTGTAAAGTTCACATTGTTGGCCATAACCTGTTTCCATTTGGTCACAAGCCTCCATAAAGATCCTTACATCATCAAAACTATCCATTAATAAACTCCTTAATCATCGGGAAAATAGGTTGAATTGCATTAGCACAAGCAATAGCAACTTCGCGGTGTTCTTTTTGTGTTTCTACTCCTGACCGTATCATTATGTAGTGAATCCAAGAACGAATGGAACCCTTCATATACATTCTAGACTTAGTAAGTCCTTCTGGTAGAATTGCCCTTGCTTGTTCTTTGGCAATACCAGCATCAATTGCTGATAAATAAGCATCTTTAATACTACCAATTAATTGTTCTTGGTACTCAATCCATTCATTTTGTAGTTCTACATCATCAAGTTCAATACTATTCTGCCTGTTCTTTGGATCTTGTAATCTTGCATCTCTGGTGACGAAACCGAGTGATTGTGTTGGGTCAGCATATCGTTGAGAGAACTCTTGAAAAACGAAACTCCTGTGTCTTAGTATCTGTCTGGCGATATCTCTTGTAGTTTCAATTTCTAGTGTTACATCTACCATTTCCAATGGAGACCAGTGTTTGTGGTCTATGAGATACTTTACCAATTTCTCTGCTGTCGCATCATTGTTTTGATTTGATGGATTGGAAACTCTAGCAACATAAGCAATCTGCTCCAGAAGATTGCGGTCGCCTTCCGCATCTTTAGTGTAACCTTTCAACTCAACTTTCATTTCCATAACTCCATATTTCGTTTTTATATTCTTCAGACCAATTATCATAATATTTGGTCTTTTTTAGTCTTTCTCTTGCTTCTAATAATTTATCTCTTGGTTGTGCCAATATAATGGGATATACACCATTACTTGTACTGACGCCATTAATATAACCAGGATAATCAGGATGGTCTTTCAGAAAAATTAATTCAGGCATAACTTTCTGAAGATTGTCCATTATACACAAAAGTTCATCATTAGTCAATGTTTTAGTTTTATCAATAAAAACAACAAGATCAAAAACCGGAAGAATTTGTAAATATCTAAGCATAAATGCTTCAGGATGGTCTTCAATGTAAGACCAAAAGATACCGTGTTCTTCCGATGATTTTTTCGCAAAAGGACATATGGAGAAACCATTCAATTCGTTTCTGGTTTCAGATACCCTGTCAATCCATTTTTTTAAACTTTCTTCCAATTTATAAACTCCATTTTAGCTCTCAAATTAACAAATGTGTTGTTATGTATGATGTCTTGAATTTCATCTGGAGTAAAACCTTCCAATACCATATCATTAATATCTTTAGATACAATCATTTCAGGCCATATAACAACATTATAATGTTCTTCAACAGCAGTATCAATTAATTTGACAATTTCTTTATTTCTGGGTTCGTTATCAAATATAAGGGTCACTTTAGTTTTATCAAACATTTCTGTGATGGCGGTCAGATTTGAATCAGCAGTAGCCACCGCATTCTTTAGGAAGAGTGAATCGATAGGTCCTTCTACTACATAGACCATCTCCTCTTCGTTCACCTGGTCAAGTCCAAAGAACTTTCGGCTATCTTCCTGCAACTTTACTGTGATATATCTCATTTTGGATTCACCCAAGGCCCGACCTTGAAGTGCTACCAAATTTTTATCTTTATCGTAGAAAGGAATAACTAATCTTTTATCATTTT